ATATCACCATATTGTTTACCAACTAATTCATTCATTCTATCGGAAGTAAATTCTCCCCCACCTAATGTTTTCCAATCACCATCCTGCGCAGTTTCATTTAATACATCATTTAGAATTTTATTAGATGTAAAACTACTATTTTGTGTTGGTTTTTTTGGTGTCATTGGTTTAGTTGTTTGAGTTGGTTGTCTTAATTCAGCTATTACCTCTTTAATAGTCATCGCGACTTCTTCTCTAACGATTTGTCTAATTATAGTTTTTATATTTGTTTTTTTCTTTTTCATAATTACCTCTTTATGCATTTGGTTCTATAAAATGTTTTGTGCTTAAAATTGAATTAATTTTATTTTGAATATCTGTAATTTTTCTATTTACATTAGCTGGTGTACCTGAACTATCAGTTAATGGAATTGGAGCACCTTGACATATTCCATGTGAATTTTTTATTACGTCTAAAGTTTCATTCAATAGTTCTAATAGTTTAGTTCCTAATACCATTGACTCCATATCTCTACGTTCTCCATTTGGTGATGGATTACCTATGAAGGTTTCATCTGAATCTATAATAGTTGTTTTTGTAGCGATATTTAAATTTCTTTTCGAACCAATATGAATATCTTTATTGGATGATAGAAATGTATCATCTAATTTAGAATTTATAATAATTCTATCTGAATTAAATAAAATTTGATTACCTGAATAAGTATAAATTTCTTGACTATCTTGATTATTAACATTTGATATTAATTTTCCAATTGACTTATTAGGTGGTGTTTCATTTAAATCCGACCTAATAAAGTCCGAAGCTAAAGTAAAACCATTAACTTCAAAAGCACTTACATTATCATCTATAAAATATCTTGGAAAATGTTGAGCTAATGTACCATTTGAAGTGATTGATATTAAAGTACCATCACCTAATGACTCTTGTGTGTTTTCACTATCTCTCTCATTCGAAATAAATAAATATGGTTTATCACTTCTACTTCCAATTCTAATACTATTACCATGTCTTCCCTCTATAATAGTGTCACCAGTTGTTTCATTTATTGCATTCCCGTAATCAAGTTCTTGATTTACATATTTTGATAGTCTTCTAAATTTTTCTTTATTAAAATTAGGACTTTCACCTTTAATACCTCTTGTAGAAATCTGCCCTAATTTATTATTTGTTAAAACTATTTCTGGCCTAAAAGATGGGTCATCATTCCATGTTGGACTATTATTATTTGTATTTAAAGGCCCTAAATAATATTTTGTTTTTCCAATTGTACAAAGTAAAACTGGGTCACCTTTAGATGGTAAATCATGCATTGTTCTAAATAAAGGATAATACCTATACTCCTCTCCTGCAGATGTCCTTGTTTTATAAAGTTTTTCGGTGATATGTGGTAACGCGATTATAGTGTTTAAAGTCGTTTCTCCCCCATACCTCAAACTTTCACTACTATGAACAACTTCAACAACATATCCAGGTACGAATTGAATATAAACAGGTGTGTTTAAAACACTACCAGCGAAACCTTGTTGTTCAGTCGCTTCACCTAATGTAGTAAGTATAGATGCCATTTAACTCTCCGAAAATCCTTTTTGAATTGTTTTATCTTTTATAGATTCAAGTCGATGACTTTCTTTTTGTAAATCATCAACAGTGTCTTGAAGTGTTCCCATTAACTCAGCTTTCTCCTCATCACTTAATAACATTGATTCATCAGATTCACCTTGTGATTTAGAAATAATTCTTTGTAGTACACCAGCTAGTTTTACCAGATGTTCATCATTACGAACAGCTGTATCCATATATTCCTTAATTATCGGAGCGACTAAAACCACATCATCGATAGTGGTTATAAATCCATGTATTTCTGATATTAACAAATCGATTTGAGTTTTACGTTTTGTAGTATTCTCATATATATCCTTTGTTAAATCTTGGAAAGTTTTACCTTCAAATATTTCTTTTTCATTTGCCATACAATCTCCTCAAGATGTACTTATTCATATATAAATATAAAATTTGTAAGAAATTGAATGAAATAAAAAACCCACTTTGACAGTGGGTTAATTATTTTAGAAAAAAGAACCTGAGTGGGTATGTATTATTGTTCCTTTTTTATAATATGTATTGATTAATTTTTTATAATGTTTTTTTAATGTGTTTACAACTGAAGTAATGTGTGTAGTTTCAACATCCGTCATCTCACGAATTAAAATGTATATTGCTTTTTTATTAAAATTTTCTATACCATCACGTTGTTTCATTAAGTCAATAATCGCATAACCAATTTTTAAATCTCTATTTTTTTTAAAAATTGTATTTAAATTTGTATCAAAATATTCTATTATTTCATTCGTTAAGTTATTAAAATCTGTGTCTTCAAAACTATTTGTATTTCTATGTTTGTCCAAAACATCCATCTTATCATGAGTTTTTAATTTTTTATAATTGTTATTATTATGAAGAATCAAATAGTTTTTAGCCACAACTGAAAAATAACTAAATGCTTTTGAACCTTTTGTATGGTCATACTTATGCATGTTCATTACCATGAATGCTACGACTTCATGTTTTATATCATTAAATCCATAATCAAAATAAGTAAATTTAAAAGTATTGATTATGTTTTCAGCTAATTTATCAAACGCTTTATGAATTCTGTTTTGATAAATAATATTTCTATCATTGTTTGATTCAGATAAGTTATATTCTATAATCGCATCTTGAACCTCTTGTCCGAAATAAACTTTTCGTTTTTTCTTTTTTACAACTTTTTTAATTTGTTTTTTTATATCGTTAATTTTATTTTTTGCCATCTTCTATCTCCTCTTCAAATATACCATCCAAAGATAATTGAATTTGTTTTAATTGTTCAAAGAAAAAACCAGTCTCATCATCTGATTCATAATGTCCTTTTGAATCTACAAGTTTCATTTTTTCAGTTGAGAATTTTATAACTTGTTGAATTTCTAAAATTAATTCCTCATATTGTGTTATTCTTCGTAAAGAGTAATACACCAATGTTGATGTAAAAATACTAATTATAAAAAACAATATTGTAAAACCTATCCACATAATATTCTCCTAATTAAATAACTCATCAAACTTTGCTTTCATATTGTCTATTTGTTCTTTTGGCACTTCTTTATGTTTTGTTACACCTTCATCTGAATGTTCTTCTTCATCTTGTAACCAAGTTTGTTTTTCACATATCGTTGACAACCAATCACCAAAGTGAACTATTGAACCAAGAACATGTCTCGTATCTACATAAGATTTAAAATAAGTTTCAGCTGCTGGGTCGAACAAACCATCAGCACATAATATAGCTTTATAAACATGTGGGTTAACATCAATGTGATATTTAGATAATAACCATAAAGCTCTATCATGGACTGTCATATAATCTAAATCTTTATTATGAGTGTAATATTCTTTTAGTTTTTTTCTTCTCCAATCATCAGTTTGATATTTGTAATAAGGTTGTGTTCCATCACCAAGTTTACCCAAGTCATGAAACATTGCTGCTAAAACAACATCAGAATCTGAGTGTATCACTTCTACACCATTCGATTCATATTGTCTTTTAATCATAAGTGAGTTTTTAATGACATGTAAAACGTGGTCTAGATAACCCCCTTTAAAACAATTGTGATAATTTGGACGACCTGATGCGGGTGCAGTTTTATACTCTGTTTCAAAGTCATTATGTAATTTTAGAATATTTTGTTTTTGTTCACCCTCAAAATGTTCATCAATGATTGACATTAATTCATTCCAATTGTTATCCATTTGTTCTTGATTAATCATCTTCCAACTTCTCCTAAATATTTTTCTTTAGCTTGTTCATAAGTTAAACCAAATAACTTATCCCAAAAATGTAATTCTGATTTTACTTTATTATCAGATTTTAGTTTATTAAATCTTTTTTCTGCCTTTGGTTTCCACCATTCAGATATTAAATTATTA